CTACTTGTCTTTGTACGGTGTACCGTCATCGGCGTGTAGAGCAACCTTCTTTTTTCTGCCGTAAGAGTCAACGACATTGAAGAAATAAACGTATCGGCCATCTACTATGCAAAAATCCTGATTGAAGATTTTCGTTCCTTTTTTAAGGCGAAGTTTCTTTTCAATCCTTTTGAAGGAAATTATCTTCTTGGCTTTCACCAATGGATTAATGCTCGTATTATCAAAGCATTGTCTGAGAACCTGCGCGTGTGCAGCTGTCGGCATGGCGAGCGCCACGCCTAGCAATAACGATACCAGCAAAACGAAAATGTTGTTTCTTTTGTTCATGGCGTCACTCTTAGCAAATGCCAGATGAACGATAAATGAACGTGTCTAGGCGTTGGCAATTTCGGTTTTCAGCCCTTTGCGCAAAAATAGAACAGCAAGCGCTTCCATCACAAGCTGCATGGCATTGTTGGCATCAACCGCAGGCACATTGATGCCCAGCAGCTCGAGCACACCTGAAAACAGCATAAATAGTGCAATGAGATAGGTCTTGTAGCCTGTCAAGAATTCCATTGTTTTATTTACCTTTATTGATTTAGAGGTCTGGAGAATTTTTTGTGAAACAGCAACGACGTTCGACAACCGATTGCTCCACCCACGTCCAAAGACTGAGTACGTTCGAAGCCTTCGCAAAAACCTATGTCGGCGCGCAACGTAGACTTTGATGAGTTCTTGTTCTGAATGTGTCTGGCAATACTGCTTCAGAGCAGTTTGGGTGACTAGACCCACAAATCCGTCCGCTCGAACAGCCAACAACCGTTGAAGGTGTTTGATTGCTCTTGAGGGGCCACTGTTGACTGCAAAATCAAACACTACAAAACCAAGTGCTTCGGGCATTTTGCCTATGCCAGAGCGTTGCCAATAATTCTTGAAATAAATCTGAGCTGCTTCAACACGGCCCATTTTTTTGACAGCGCTTTTTGGCAACTGCCACCACGGGCTGACTGCTCGCCATTTGGCGAGCGTCCTGCGTGTTATGCCAAGCTTTGTCGCACCACCTGGGTCTTTGGGATGATCGACATACCCACCTTCGTAACGCAAGACGTGATTGAGCGCGCGCTGAAAGCGCGGGTCTTTGTGTCCTAAGGTCATAAATTCTACCCTGCCACCCCAAACGAGGGAATCAGGCCGTCATCTTGCCCAACGCGCACCCTATCTGGGATAATTGCGGGCAAAGCAAAAAGCACCTCCACACCTGTGGTTGCGTAGAGCGGCATCAATTCCGTTTCCACATGGGTTGCATATCGCAATGATGTGTCCGCGATAGCGTTGATATGCTGCCAACCATCCGCCGCCACGACTTGTTCAAAACCATTGAGCTGCACACCGTTTAGCCACACACTGTGGTTTGTGGCAGAAATCAAAGCAGTGCCTGCAGAAACGTAAAAATACGCACTTAACGTCTGCTTGTTGCCACCAATCCGGTCATACGAAAACACACGAAAGTTGGAGGTACCTGCTTGAGTATTCTCATAGTAAGTGCCCGCCCCCGCAGCAATCTTTGCAACATAAAACTCAGCGAGATAGCGCGCAGCAGAGCTTTCACGGATTTGATCAACTAGAAGTTTAACCGTCGCATTGTTTGCAGCATTTGGGCCCCCATAATCTGAACTATTGAAGACAAACTTGCCGTATTCAGACCAAACAGCACTGTTCTCAGGCACCAGATAGCTTGGTGCCACGAAACTCGAAACTTTACGCGTTTTCTCAGCAGCAAACCTGCCACCGTCAGGGATTGAATTGATTTTGTGGGTGACGCCTTTGCTGTCGTGGGTGAAACCATGACTCAGGCCTAGCTCCCCACTGTCAGCTTGGAACTTTGCGGCTGTCTTCCATGTCGAACCATCGCTGCTGACTTTCACCGATAACCCATCGTCACCAAGCAACCCAACTTCCGCACGGCCAGACCAAGCACACTTGAAGTTCATGCTCGTTGTGTTTCCAGTGGCATTCTTGTTGAGAGACAATCTAGTGTCGCCCGAACCGCCATCAGCAGCAGACATGTATGCACTGTCAGACTTGATCGCCAACTTGTTGTAACCATCAGCGCTTGTCCCAATTCCCAAATGTACAATACTTTGAAGCTCTGTCGGTGCTTGCTCCAAACGGCCCCAACCTGATGTCGCGTAGATAAAAAGCTCTTCAACAGAAACCACCCATGCGATAGTTCCAACAATTGGCTGCATGAACTGCCATCCGTTCGTGTCAAATGACGCTATTTGCCCAGCCTTTTGCGCCCAGTCTCCGGTTGGTGTTGCGCCTACTAACCAGCTTTGTCCGGCAATGGGAGTTAGAGGCGGGTCGTTAACATCCAAACCCTGTAATGTAAGATGCATTAAGACATCCAACATGCGCAGAGCCTCATTGTGGGTAACGTGCTTTTGCGCTTGATTTGTTTCAATCAACGGCAACTTCAAACGATCGGATTTGGTCAATTGTATACTCCTGTTTCGCTATGGCCTTTGACAAGCGTGTAGCTGAGTTGTGAAACGACGAATTGAAATTCATTTGGCTGAAACCCAAAGTCTTCGACCTGCTGAGCAGCGGTGTAGTTGTAGCCGTCTGATGTCACCTCACTCTCGCGGGCTTTTGTGTCTTCGTTGAAAATCTCAACTAAACACGATGAGACATTTGTTTCAGACGGCACATCGCCTGTTAGCCACATGTTTCCACTTAGTTGGCTTCTGCGTTTCCAAGACAAATGCACATCCCCGTTTGAGTGCTTGAGGGCGTTAAGGTGTGTTGGTGCGAGTGGCAGATTGGGCGATTCAGATATTGAACTCATAACGATGTCATTTGATGCGTTCGTGGCCCCAGAGATTGCTGCCAAGGTGCCAATCTCAAGGTTCGTATTGAGCAAGGTTGAACCGCTCATCAGCATAACTTCTGCGTCTGGAGGAGCTGAAAATGTCGAAGCAAATTCAGTTTTTCCTTGTCCACGTATTAGTGTGGTCAGTCGATATTTCTTTGGTGCGATAAGCGCCGCGCTTGCAAAACCAATCTCCTCCCAACATCCGCCCGTGTTGCGTACAAGAAGTCGATTTTCTCCACTCAAAACGCGTTTGCGGTCTAGTGAACTCACGTGACCGTAAAACAATTCGATGTCCAATTTAGTCTCAGTATCCCAAGTTGGCAGCAACGATGATGAAGGCAACTCAGACACCAATCTGCCGATTGGCGCAGGGCCTTGCAAACTCACCAAAGGATTTTGAGCATCATCAATAATCGTCACTTTTCCGGGCCAAGGTTTGGCATAAGAACCTACAATCAAGCGCGCGGCAGTCTCGTTATTGTCTGAAGGTGGAACCTGCGCCACATAGGTGATAGGAACTGCGGCTGGTCCCACTACAACGCCAACGCTGGGGCGGTCGACTTCGGTTGCCGTCAACACCTCTCTTTTTGTTACCAAACTACGCGCTGTGATTTCGCGCCTGACGCCATCTACAATCTTGGAAATTGCGTAATTATGCGGATCGTCACGCAGTGTAATCACGTCACCAACTTCAAACGAAAGGTCTGACAAAGGCAGCGCGAACTGAACGGTCTTGGTCGTTTCCTGCGCTTGTTGAAGCTGCACCGATGCAATGCGCGTTGCTGTTCGGCTGTCCAAAGTGAATGGTAATCCGATGGCCGCAACGGCACCGTCTTGCTCCACATTTGTCTGAAACGCTGAAACATTGTCATAGTCAGAAAGTCGGTCAGCATAGTTCACATTGACGCTTCTTATTCGTTCGCCTCTGTCCTGATGCGATCGTTCAAATATCCCGCTTTCAGTGACTACACATCGGCTTTCATCAATCACATGCAATTTGTTCTCGCGAATCCGGTCCAGAGAAAGCCCATCCGGTCCATCACGTATCAACAACTCATCTGTTTTTAGGAGCAATTCGATATCGTTGCGTGCTGAAGTTGGCGACCCAATCAGGCACCCTTCGATAAAACTCGGCGCGCTATCTTCATTGCTCAATTGAACGCCAATGTCCTTTGCAACAGAAACGGTGATTTCGCTTACAGTTGCACAACCAAATCGCCCCGTAGTCCAATGTCCGGTGAAGTACGAAGGACTGTCAGACCAAACATCATTTCGCAATGGAAATGCTGGAAATGGACGAGCATCCCATGCCCAAAGATAAATACGATCAGCATCAAGCATCCGGCCCTCATAAAGGCTCGAAAGTGGGTTTTGGTCAGCCTCGAATGCATCGTGCTCGTTTTGCCAATGATCGTAATGTGCCCGCAAAAACTGGCGCTGAATTGAAGGTTCGCTCAAGCCATCGGAATGATAGGGAGACTTGTTTTCAACGCTTTTGGGGTCGGTGAAGGCATTGGGTTGGTTGGCCCCATTTCCCACGGCTCCGCATCCAACCTCTGTGAGCCAAAATGGTTTCCCCTGCGGTTGCCACGAAGTTGGAACAGACTGCCGGACGCCGCCGATCCTATTGTGATGGGGGTTCATCCACCAGTTTTTCAGGTCTTTATAGCGCCATACCCACGGCTCACCGTGCGCACTATCTGATATGGGAGAACGCGTTTGATTGGCCCTATCAGCGTCGCTTGCGTAAAACCAATCAAAACCTTCACCTCCAGCAATGTTCGATTTGAGATAGTCCAAATCTTGAGTGATGTCGTGATTTGTGTAGTCTTCATTTGCCCCAAAATCTCGCCAATCGGCTAACGGCATGTAGTTATCAATGCCAACGGCATCAATATTGGGGTCTGCCCAAAGAGAGTCGAGATGAAAAAGCTTGTCTCCTGGCGTGTCGGCCGGTTGATAACCGTGGTACTCGGTCCAGTCAGCCGCATAGGTTAGTTTGCATGCTGCACCTAAAATCGAACGGGCATCTTGCGTTAAACTTTGAAGCTCATTTACAAATGGAAAATTGGTGCTGCTGGACCGCACAGTACTAAGTGCAACCATTTCCGATCCAACGATAAATGCATCTACCCCGCCTGCGGCCTTTGCGATGCTGGCACAGTGCAGAATAAAACGACGATAGCTCCATTCGTTTGGGCCAGTGTATGTGACTACACCACCTCCAACGGCAAAATCAGTGTCCGAAGCTGAACCGACGAAGGTTGCAACCTGACTCCCAGCGGCGGTTGTTTGATCTACAGTTCCTGGGCGACCAATCGCAGGATCACAAGTTATTCGTCCTCGCCAAGGGTAATTGGCCTGTGTTGTTGCGCCACTGTAAGGGTCCGGTAGAGTGTTACCCTTTGGCACATCCATCATCATTAGCGGGTAAATCGTGACCTTAACGCCACGTGCCTTTAGGTCTTGAATGGCTGCGATCACACTATTGTCGCTTGGCGTACCACCAAAGGCGGGACCGCCGTCCACCTGAGTACACAATTGCGCCTGCGCTCTACTGAGACCAGCAACACCCCATTCAGTGTCCTTGATCGAGCGTTCGTAATCCATGACACGCGGCGCAACTGTACAAGAACCACAGCGTAGATCATCGCCGAACCAACTCACCACCAAGGCAACGTGTTCAAGGTTTGGACAAAGCGCAATCAGCTCATCGACGGAAACTTCCCAATCTGATTTGCCCAGCGTCTGGTGGCTATTTTCAGAAGTGACTTCCCCATTGCCAAGCATTCGAACCCGCGCAACAGGGTCGTATCCAAACTCTGTGGCTCCGGGGATAAGGCAAACCGCTTTCGTACGATTTTCCAAGTCTCCAACGGGGCGACAGAGTTCAATTGATATTTGGGGAATTCTGTTGCCGTACGGAGTTAAATCGAGCTGCTCGAAGACAATATATGCAGTCCCTCTATAGGCCGGAGCATTCCCTACTCCCTGCTTTGCTTCAACAAGACTGTCTGGCAATTGGTCTACATCACCCGTGTAAAACCGATAGTTCACAGCTCGCAGATCCATGAGTTTTCCATCGGCCCAAATTCGACCGATATGTGGCACTACGCCTTCACATAGGCCTATTGCAAAATTGGCCGCAATTACTTCTTCATCGTTGCCACCAATCGACTTCAGCCCACCACTTGATGAGGTCAATCGCTCAAGCTCTGTTGCCCAAATGACGTTTCCCGACACGCGTGACCAGCCATAAAGCCGTGGAATCGGTTGCCCTTCCTTGGCGTTCAATAAGTAGGTTTCACCCTGAACAGATGCACCTTGTTCGCCAAACAATTGCTCATCGATCGCATTGCCGGCCATTGCACCAAGCGCGCGACCAATCGTTGCACCCAACGGGCCGCCTAGCGCGCCGCCAATGAATTGACCGCCCACTGAAAGGAGTAATGTTGCCATTTAACTAAGGTCTTTCTGGAAAACTATATTGGGCGACTACTCGACGTCGCCACCAGGTACTCAACGGCACCTCAACAACACCAATGCGTTCTTGCGAATGGATGAAATGGTCATCATCGCTGATGATTGCACAATGCTTTGCTGGAAGGCCCGACCGCATGTGCAAAAGCACAATATTGCCTTTGGACAGTGGTTGAGTTTGCACGCAATCAAGATGCTTATTCGCCAAAGAATTCAATGCTAGAGCATGTGACCTGTCACGCCAATTGCTCGAGTATGGCGGCAGCTCAATCGCCAAACTGCCATACAGCTCGCGCCAAACCCCAACGATGAGGCCCAAACAGTCGCACCCTGCATGCTTTTGCGCTGATTGATGACGATATGGCGTACCCAACCACCCACGAGCGGCAACAATTATCTGTTGGTTCAATTTGCTCACTGGACTAGCACATGACCATCTAGAGGATTGTCGTCTGTGGGATATTTCAGCACGAATGCCTCACCCGGCATATGCGGGAAACCTTGAAAATTGAGATGATTGGAGAACTTTTGTTTGCAGGTGGCAAAGTATTTGTCGCACCCCACAGTTACGCGAACTTGATCACCGTTCCTGGCCAATTGATTGTCAGTTTCATCTACGAACAAGGTGTCGTTTGGATCGCTTTTTATATGTTTTAGGACACGAAAGGACCGATTTTTCCTCTCACCTGACAGCCATGTAATGTGCCCACCATCGGCCCAACTCTCCCCGCGCGCCTGTAATCCATCAAGGATCAAACCGTTACTGCCTGAGAGTTCAACAACAGAACATTGCGATGCATTTTGGGCAGATTTTGCATTCACTTGACAACTGACATCACCGAAATCCGCATTGCACGTGCGTTGATACAAATTACCGCGAACTTGATTAAGCGCGATGTGCTGAGATCTCAATTCAGCTTTGAACACCCCGTCTTTTTCGATCACCTCGCCAATGAAATCCTTACGAAAGTGATGACGAACATCTGTGCTGCGCCAATTTACTTTGAATGTATCAACAATTGCCCCGGCAAACTGTCCGTCACGAATATGGACAGGTGCAATTCGCTCATCATCCAGCCATCCCACAACATCCGATGTGTCAACAGCACTTTCACCCTTTTGCATAGTGGCAGATGGCGAAAAACCCGCTGTTGGGTGATACTCTTGTCCATCAAAAACGAGCGCTTGATCATGATCCGTAAAGCCAAGTTTTTGATCGTTCCGCTTCGTAATCAACCAGCAATTACAAAGCGTTGTGGCACCGGACTTAATGTGCGCCTCAAATTCGACGTCAAACTTCCTCATGCACGCACCTCAATCAGCTTGATCGACGGTGCAAGTGCAGCGTTAAAACTGGTGATTTCTACGTCCAGCCTATCCGTTGCGAAACGGACGGGGACGTCAAAGCTAAATCCAGCGCTTACGATGGCGCCAGACGGTGGAGCAGACAAAAAATGAACAACCCCTGTTGTAAGATCTAGCGTGAAACTCGTAGTCTGAACACCGTCCAGCGCAACCTTCACGCTGTCTACGATCGGTTTAGTGATCACACGCACATAAGGGTCGAATGCTGCACCATATGTTTTGACCAGTTGAAAGTCAGTTTTAGAATCGTCTCCAGTTCCGATGGTCTGATCGTTCGCGTGAGGTAAGTTTTCGCCAGACTGATTGTCGATTGGGTCACGGAAAAGAAACCCGTGAAAGCTTCCACGTCGCTCCTCGAAAAAAGCAAGTACAGCGCGTAGATCGGCCTTTGATTTAACGCCAAATCCAGCATCATAGTGATGCCGAGACTGTGCCCAACGCGAATTACGTTCCTCTGCACCTGAAGCGAGCTCTACGACATCTGTCGCCCATTGTGGGCCACCACGCGCGCCCAGTGCAATTTCGAGCGGAAATCTGATGTGATGAAATCCCATTAACTAGCCCTCTGGCCGCGTCGAACGGCGCTTAGTAATGTCGCGCCAATTTCTGCTTCTGACTTTTGAAAACTTTGCGCGTCGGTTGCATTGACCGTCATGGATATATGCATTGGGGAAGCGGCATTCGCCGCAACCCCGAGTTGGCCCGAACTGTTTCGACGAAGCGGCAAAATTGCTTCGGGGCCTGCCTCACCCATCAAGCCAAGTCCCCCCGAATTTGGGGAAAATGTTGGACTGTTGATGACACCACCTTTTGCAAATGGTTGAACCGACGTCAAAACCGGGTTGGCGCCAGAGAATATGCTTTGCATCATCTCTGTAATCATGCCGCCCAGAGGTTTCAAAGCTGCTTTCAGTGCGATATCAGCGAAACTCTTACCGATCCCACGAAGAACTGATTTTAATGAGTTCCCTTTCAGAATCGCATCTGAAAAACCATTGGTTATTGAAGAACCGACGTCTTTAGCTAATTGCTCAATACGCTTTACTTCAAATTCAATATCGTCGATCTCTTCGCGCCAATTTGAATTTCGCTCGTTATCACTCATCTCTTTGTGTCCTCATCTGGGTATCTATCCGCTAAGAGTTGAAAACCGCGCTTATCGAGTCCGGCCTGTGCACCGACGCCAAAGGCTTGCGCAATCAGCAAAAGTTCTCGCGGAGTGAGCTGCCAATACTCGTGTGGTGACAAACGCAGCAGGCCGAAACCAATGCGCGCAGCATCTTGCCAAGGAAAACTGTTCATTCGTTCGGTTGTGGATCGCCAAATGCTGCAGCAAGTAGGCTGGCTGCGAGTTGCGCCGCTCTACTTGCCCCACCGTCAATACTCATCCGAGCAAGATCTTCGTTGCTAACGGGGTTGCCTGCCCCTCGCAGCCCCGCGCCGATGATCGCAATCAGGTCTCGTGCCGAAACACGTCCATTTTCAAACCGCTCTGCCAAACCGTTTAGGTCATTGGAGTGCAGCGCAGCTTCAAGCTCTGCAAGCGCGCCCAACGTAAGACATAACGTGTAATTCTGACCGTCAATTACTGCCTCTACTTCGCCTCGAAGTGCGTTGACCATTATGCTGCCACCGTGAATGTAATCTCGCCGGCACTTTCCAACGCAATGTCGAAACTGACCTCACTTGTATGATCAGCCGAAAACTCAAGCGCAGTAATTTGAAACAATCCCTCAAGGGTGCCAAAGTCGGGCAAAATCAACTGCCAGTTTCGAAGTTCCCCCGAAAAGAAAAGCTCTCGAATGACAGCGTCCGAACTAGCATCCTTGAACACACCTGAGCCTGAAAGCGAGGCCGTTCTAATGCCCCCACCACCTAGCAACTCTCGCCATTGACCAGGGGAATAAGAATCTGTGGTGTCTATTGATTGTGCGTTGAACGACAATTGTCGTGTGCGAATTCCAGCTACTGTGGCATAATCACCAACACCAGTTTCATCCAACTTCAACAGCATGTCGCGACCACTTTGTGCGCTCATATGCTCAGTCCTTATTGTTGTGAAATATCAAGTTTGAATTCGGTCCGCACCAGTATCCGCGTCCAGCCATTGCCTTTGCCAATACTGCTTTCTGTGCGCAAATGTCTGGCCATGGTGATAGCGCGATCGCCACCAATTTGTGGTGGGTTCAGAACCACCTTGCAAAGCTGATCGGCAATTGCAAAACCATCACATCGATGGGGTTGGCTTAGCCAAACATGCCAATCAATCAAATGGGTCGATAGGATCGAGCCCTGAATGTCCATTCGACTGGCGTCGTGTCGTGCGACAACGATGTAGGGCGGTCGAGTGCGTTTTGTAGGCGCGTCAAAAACACGGTCTGCACCAATGAGATTGGTTAAGGTCGCATCGGCAAGAAGTGCAGATACCAACACTGATTGCAACTCTTGCATCGCACTATTCATATCGCGATCCCGTCACTTGTGCTGTGGTACACCCACATCTTAAGTACGCGCGACGACCATTGATGTCTGCGATACTATCGATATCAAATTGCTGATCAGCAACTATGGCGCGATCACCTGGTTCTAGATCAGACCTAAATCGCAAAGTGATCTGCGCACTTAGCTTTGTAACGTCCGCATCGCCAAGTTCGCTTTGCCCACCTGCTCCCCACTCTAGTTTTGCCCATGTTGAGCCAAGACTTGAGTAAGTAGTGACCTGCCCGCCGTTACTCTCGGTTATAGTTGCTCTCTTGAGCAGTTCAATTCGTTGGTTGAGCTCCCCCAATTGTGGCGCGCGCGGGCTCAAAGGTTCAGCACTTTGTAAGGGGCAATAAGTTGATCAAAACCAAGTGGCACGATCGCACCACTTCCCGCCATCACCACAGCTTCGCGGTGCTGATACCAGTGGCCGATTAGGGTCAGTAATGACTGTTTTAGATCTTCGGGTACATTGTCTGCTGTTGCACCGTATCCAACCTCATAATCAATCTCGATGGCAGCTTGTGTTCTCAAAATCGGCTGACCATTGATTGTTGTCGGCAACCCAATGCGCGCTGGCGTTGTTTTGTCTTCACCGAAAAACTGAGTAAGCGGCAAAATGGTGGAGTTTCCATCCACATCAAAAACACGAACCGCAACCAAACTTTGAAACGGGCCAAGGGGCAGCTCAACTTGGTTTGATGTTGGCCAACAGTCCAAAACCTTGCGCCAAATCTGCGTAATCATGGCGCGCCGGGTCAAGGTCTCAACATGTACGCGGGCAGCGGCAATCAAAGTTGTTATCAACTGATCGTCAACTACATCGCTGACACGTAAATAGGTTTTCGCATCACTCAACGCAATGGGTTCCGCCAGCGGACCTGTAACAAGAAAAGAAGTCATCGAATCTCCTTCTAAAAAAGGGCTGATCCAAACTGCGGGAGGAAACAGTTCGGATCAGCAAACTCAGTTCACTATTGGAGGTTTAGCTGGCTGAGTATTTTAGGAGTTTGATGGCGTCAAAATCGAGCACGCCACCGCCAACACGTTTGGTTGTGTAGAACAACACATATGGTTTTGCTGAATATGGGTCTCGGATCACGTTGACACCAAGGCGGTCAACAATCAGGTATCCACGACGGAAATCCCCAAAGGCTATTGGCGTGGCGTCCGCGGCCACATCTGGCATGTCTTCTGCCTCAACCAGAGAGAAACCCATGAAACTGGGCCGCATTCCGGGTTGTTGGCTTGGTTGCCACAAATAGTTGCCGTCTGCATCTTTGAGTTTGCGAAGTTGCGCTTGCGTGCGCCGGTTCATCACCCAATTTGCATTTTGGCGATAACCAGCTTTTAGTGTGTAAACTAGATCAATCAGCACATCACTTGGGTTAAGCGCTGGCAAGGCACCTGCTTCACCGGTTGCCATGTACCCAACACTGCCCCAAGTCCAACTGCTTTCAGCCAGTTGTGGCGCAGAAAGGAAACCTGTTGGTTTTTTGATGCCATCGCCAGCGACAAACGCCGCCGTCTCTTGTTCTGCAAAAGCCACTTCAACTTCTTCTGCGATCCATTGCTCAACATCGACAGCAGCATCATCGAGGAAACTCGCGGTTGCTGCAGGCATGGCATACAGCTCAGTCGTTGCATATTCGATTTCAGCCAACGTTGAAGCCGTCGTTTCAGGGCGCGCTTCAGTTTCGCCGACCCAACCAACTGCAGGACCAGAAGTCGACACTGGCTTTTTGTAAACCGCAGAAGAAACTTGTCGCACGCTTGCAATCGAGCGCATCGGCGAAATTGCGGTTAGGCGACGTCCAATGTCCAAATCGGTTTCTGCTGGCACCAAATACCCACCATCAGGGTTTGATCCAGATGAAAGAGATTTCTCTTCACCTTTGCGAACATAGGCCGAAAATGCATCTTTATACTCGTGATCGTCAGCCAGCTGGAGGTGCTCACCAGAGAGATTTGGCCGCAGCTGTTTCGACAGTAAATTGTCAATCGACGCGTTTTGATTGTCCATCGCTGCGTTCAATCGATCAAGTTTCTGATCCAGCAATACATCGCTCTTTTTGCCCTCAATGGCAGCCAGCCGATCATCGTTGGTGGATTTGAATTCCTCAAATGCGTGCATAAAGTCGTCAAACAGATGCGAAACATCATCAGTGGCGCTGGCACGTGCGTGTGCCTTCACCTCAAAGTCTTGAGACGGTTTGGTGGTCATTGATAATCCTTATTGAGTTGAAGTTAGAAGCTTGGTCGCTTGTTTGATGCTTTGCGCAAGCGGTGGCGCGGATATCCGCGCAACGTCGAGCATTGGAAAAGTTACAACTGAAATTTCCCAAAGGTCGATTTCGTAAAGACGGCGGGCTGTCGCCCGGGTTTTGGTCGAGGCGCGAACAGTTCGAAACCCGATAGAAAGTCCATCAATTCCCCCTTCGCGAATGAGGTTTGTCAACTCATGTCCTCGTTTGACGTTTTCACTCAGACGACCAACGACTTTGAGCCCAATATCGGTTTCGTATATCGAATGCCAAACACCGACAGGTTCTTTCGGATCATGTTGGAACAACATTCGAATGTTAGCGGGTCTGCGCTTTTTGAGTGTGTTCTCAAATGCCCCGCGTACGACGACATCTCCGCCCTGATCGATTTTGCCAAAAATACTGGCATAGCCGGAGAAAACTCCGTCCTCGCTTATGCTCAGGCTCATGGTTTTACGTGTACGCGCTTCGTTGCACCGGTTGGCCGCACTGGCCGAGACTTTGCAACAGAGTTTGCCGACGCAGTTGATTTAGAAATGCTCGCGACTAAATTCCAAGCAAACTGTTGAAATTCGCCTTTTGCCTTATTTGACATGTTCAATCTTTCCTTCATTTGCGGACGTTCTCAGCCCTTGCGCTTGAAAAGCTTGTTGATTGCTGTGATCTCGTTCACAAAATGGTCGAACCGACGGTTTGCCGCGGCGAGCTCTTTGAGCACCCAAACAAGCAAGGCGCTTGCGCTGCTTGCCCATAAAAAAAGAGCGAGATGTGCCAAATCACCCCGCTCTACAAATGTCTGAGAAATTTCTGTCATTTAATCCTCCCTTTGGCCCAATATGTTCGAGCTCGTTTCGCCTAAAGTATGTTTTGGAAGCCCAATAAGTTCGCGCTTCTCGTCGTCAGTAAGAGTATTAATTGTGTCAATGGTCGCCCAGTTCCCCAACCGTTCATCCGCGATCGCTTCAATCGCTTCAAAGTTGGGCACCAATGTCCAATCTCCGGCAATCAACGGTTTCAGGCAGCGCGTAAGTACTGCACAGGTTTTCACCATCTGCGGGATGATTGTTTGTCGCCAGAAGGCGCGATTGGCTTCGCGGTAATTCGCATAGGAGTTGTCACCTGGCAGACACAACATCATCGGCGGCACGCCAAATGCCATTGCGATATCGCGCGCAGCACTATTCTTGGTTTCAATGAAATCCATGTCACGCGGAGACATAGAGAGTGCTTTCCAATCTAGCCCACCTTCAAGAACCATCGGTCGTCCCGCATTTACAGCACCTTGGAAGCTGTCGTTCAATTCTGACCTCAGACGATCAAATTGGTCTTTGGTGAGGTTGCCTGCTTCAGCGCTGTAAACCAACGCTCCAGAGGGGCGCGCAGCGTTATCAAGCAACGATTTGTGCCATTCACATGCCTTGTTGTGGGTGTCCACGGCGTCCATAGCTGCAGAGATTGGTGCCAACCCTGTGTGATCATTTGTGGGGTGGAAATTGCGCAAATGGATGATGGGCATTGGATTGTTTTTGGTTGGCGTGATCTTGCGTTTCTTGTGTCCAACTTTGTATTCATAGGCCTTGATCCAGCCGTCGCTCCCGACAACGGGCATCACGCGGTCAGGCCGAAGCGGATAAATTTGATACCGCTCTGCTTCAAACTGAAGAACCTCCAAATCGGCGTTACCGTTGAGTTGAAGATGATAGAAAATGGTCTCCATCAACTCGGGACCGGAGAGATCGGGGTTCGGTTGGCCGAGCAGGTCGAGCACCGGATGGGTTGCCAATCGCTCACCTTGATCATCAACCATTAGCGGTACACGCGCCGCGTTCTGTGTGACCAGGGTCATGGCGCGATGTGCAACCGGATTTTTCATCAATCCTTGCTGGGCAAACGATGCATATGACCGTCCTGTCCAACTAGCGGATTGTCCATCGATCATTGAAATAAATGAATGAGCAGACTTGGCTTCGGCAGGCGAAACTGCCCGTTGGCCAAACAAACGGTCAAAAACATTTCCCATGGGAACCTTCTGAGTTTTAGATGTTTCGTATTCTTGGGCGGTTCGAATTAACCAACGCAAGTTCGGTCACCGCCCAGACAAGTGCGTCTAGCCGATCAGGAGAATGTCCATTTGCTTTGCCCGTGGCTGCGAAATTGCACATCTCGTCTTCAAGTTCCGCCAAAAGCCCTACATGGCGCACACTGCCACGTTCGTAAAGCATGGCAACCGGCTCTGCGCGCAACCATTTTCCACGCTTTGCATGAACGCTTTTCACAGGTAGAAGTGGGCAAACTTGATGCAATGCGTTCGAAACAAGATCCCCGCCTTGGTTTACTTCCGCAACAACGCAATCCGCCTCAAAAAACTCGTATAACTCAACTACTTTTGTCGCCCATCTAAGGGGAGTTGCTCTTGGCAAAGTGGCATCAGCCAACACATAAACACAGCCCTCAAACAATCCCGCGACAACAATGCCGCATTTGTCGGAACGTTCATGACTTGAAACCGGCGGATCAACAGCAATAACAATACGTTCCAGTTCCGGCATACTCGTTGAACGACTTAAGTCTATCAATTGACGAGACCACAATGCGTCCTCGTTGGATTCTAGTATCTCGCCTTCAAGTTCCTGCCGACCAAGTGAAGTCCCTCGATATTGATCCACAATGCTGGTCAAAAATGATGGCGCCAAATTGTGTTTGTTCTCTGCGGTTTTGACATTGCTCACCCGGGTCATTGGATCGTTGATGATACGTCTAAGAAGCTTGATCGGTTTAGGTGTGGTGGTAACCAACTGTTGTGGTCTCTCGCCAATCCTCAAACAAAACTGCAACATGTCCCAAGCCGCATCAGCGTCGGGCCACTTGCAGGTCTCATCACACCATGCCAACGAAAACTGAGGACCGCGCAGACTTTCGGGATCACTGGCTGAATAAAGCCTTGCAACAGCGCCATTGGGCCATTCGATTTCGTTTCTTGAACGTGTAAATGAACAGGGTTGAACAATTACTAGAATCGCTGAGCTTAGTGGAGTTAGAGGCCCTAAAATATGAATGGCCCATTTGGGCGCGAAAAAGCCAAATGGCACCAAAAG